TTCATCAAGACCGGCGAAGGTCACGAAGAACTGTACAGCCTCACTCGGGCCCTCGCTTGGTGGACCGAGGTGCTGCCGTTCTTCGAGGTGGGTCAGACCTACAGGTACAAGAACGGCAAGTTTGATTACATCGCCTACGACATCGTCAGCGTCAGCGTCAAGAACGGCGTGAGGGTGGCCAAGGCTATCGAGCGCTCCGAGGTCACCCTGAGTCAGAGCAGCTTCCCCACTCTGGAGAAGATCGAGAAGTGACATCATAGTGGAGCAGGGGCTCAGGCCCCTGCCCTGCTATGGCTTCACTCCCATTCGAAGCCCTTGCCATACACCCAGTAGATGTCTGTGGGCCTTGCCTTCAGCCCCTTGCTGTCGTGCATGGTGAACACCTTGGTCCGCTTGGATTCGGGACCGTAGTACCGAGCGAACATCTGGTACTGATCGACCAGAAGTCTGACCTGCTGGTCCTTCATCGCATAGGTGAGATCAAGGAGGACTTTCCGAATGCGCTTGTCGTAGTCGGCCTTGTCCTCGATCTCCTTCGCTTCAAGACGTGCCTTGGCATCAGCGAGACGCTTCTTCTCAGCCTCAGCCCTCAGTCGCTGCTCTTCAGCCTTCTGTGCCTGTTTGCTGACTTCTCCTGCACGCTCACGGCGTGCAGCCTTGACCTCGGCAACGATGGCACGTGCTGCTTTGAGCTTGATCTGTTCGGCTTCGGTGAACTGCTCTGTCATATCAACCCTCGTAGTTGTTCTGCAGTGCTGCCCTGCTGGCAGCGTTTGACTGCACTGTACGACGCCCTGTCGGGGCGTCCGGCTCAGGGATACTGAGCAGCTTCGAGAGGGCCGCTACGGCCCTGTTGATGGTGGTTCCAACGCTGGTCAGTCCGATCTCCATCATGTCGGCGATCTCCTGATTCGTGTAGTTGTACTTATACCGACCAACGATGATGTTGTAGTTGCGCTCATCGAGCTTCTCCACTGCGGCCTTGACGTCGATCAGGCTGGTGATCCTGTCACCAGTTGCCTCGATCCGCTTGGCCTTGATGGTGGGAGAATAGTCGGTACTCGAACTTTCCCAATTCTCGTAGTCGAATGCGTCTTCGAGAAGTACCTTGAGTGCCTTGACGCTGTAACCAGCGAGATCGTCAGGGGAGTAGCCAAGCTTGGCAGCCTTGAGTGTCTGGGCGTATGCCATTGCCTTCTGGCGCAAGACAAAGGCCAGCTTCCGCTGTCCGTCCTCCCCATCCTCGCTGTACTTGAGAACAGTCTGCTTATTCTCCAGCGCCCAGACCCACAGTTCACCTTCAAGATCAGCTGCCTCCGCATAGCCAGGGAAGAGACGTGCTGTGTTGGAGGCAGCTGACTTGATCTTGAACTTGAAAGTCTCGATATCAATGTTCATCGTAGGCACCCATGCTTTCGTCAATGGTGAGCGCCTTGAGGCGCTCGTACTTCTCTTCGGTCGAATGTCCATCCCATCTCCAGCTGTGACTTCCCCAGTCAACATAGGATGTGCGATCGACATGTCCGAAGAGGTCTGAATCTTCCTTGCTGATGTGCCAGGTCATCTGGCCATGGTCGGTGTCGATGGTGACAACCTCCCAGTCAGGCTCATTCGGATCAGTGTGACCTATGTACGAGGGCCACATAGCTGCAAGATAGGCTACAAGATGTGCACGTTCGCGGTAGATATCCATCAGTACTGGTGCCCCCTCCAGCGGAAGTGTCCATTGGGTGCAGTGACAAGGGTTGGGTAACTGACACCGTTCTCTGTCTCTATAATCCCGAAGCCGTTGCACCAGTTGATGAAGCCGTCATTGACGTATCCAACCTGCTTGACATCCATACTGTGACCGACATTCATGCCGAAGAAGTGCTTCTGTTCGAAGCCGACCGCTTGAGCGGTCGTCACTAGGACTGGCGTGTGAGTGTGTCCAGTCACCACGGACATTCCGTGTCGCTTGATGGAGTCCAGCTCAAACTTACCGATGACCTGGCTGTAGGCTCGCTCGTGTCCATGAAGGACAAGGACATCCGGAGAAAGGAGGAACGGCTTCCGTTCGTACCTGACGTCCAGTCCAGCCAACCCCAACTGCTCGTCCAGCCGAGAGCTTCGAAGTCCTGAAAGTGCGGGAGCGTAACGAGTGACGTACTTCTCGAACCGCTCATCATGGTTTCCTGCCTTCACGATGATCTCTGCATTGGGTGCAGCCCTACGAACGTCAGCCATCAGTCCAGTGGTCATGTCAAGGGACGCCTGAAGCGTCCCGGCATACTCACCATGCATGCCCTTGGTCCACTGGGATGTCTCAGGCTGGTCGATAAGGTCTCCGATCTGGAGAACCTTGTCCGGCTTGTATGCTCGGATGACTCGGAGCATCTTTTTGAAGAAGGCGTCTGAGTGATAAGGAACCTGCAAGTCCGGCAAGATGAATGTCCTGGTTACTGTCATGTTTAACATTGTATCACATGTGAGGATCTGTTGAAGAACTACTTCGAACGTGACTGCGGTATATGCAAGCAGCGCATGGCTGTCGGCTGCCTCGCAGCCAGGTACATGCGCGACTACTGTCACCTGACATGCAAGCAGGCTGAGACTCACGTCCAGTCCGTCAGGGTGATCGAGGGATCCGTCAGTGAGCCGATCGCTAAGGCGATCGGTAGGCCCCCTCAGTACACGATGACCCAGAAGAAGCGACATGGTCAGCTTCGTGGCCATGACAAGGCTGTCACGCCTGGGTATCAGGGTGGTAACAGTCTGGTAACGAGTGCTGGATCTGGGGTGACCCCGCAATAGACTTGCGTCCTCTGATAGGATCGACAAGTAACCTAGTGAAAAGCTGGCCAGCAAGAAAGAGGGCCTCAAGCCCGATGGTACTGACCAGGGAAAACGATCCTCGGTCAGGGCTATGCCCTCCGCCTGATGCGGAGGGATCTGGTCTAGATCCACTAGAGAGAACGGCCACCTAAGGGTGGCCTTACTTATGAGCCGAGACAAAAGCCTCTCCCCTTGGGGGTCGAGGCTATGTACCATATGTCCGACTTGGTACAGCCTGGTTGCAGTTGTCCTTTTGATCCTGTCCATTCCTTCCTCCGGATGAAAAGAAACAGATTCCGGATTTGTCCAGGTATGTCCGTTATTCACAGATAGGATCCGACCTTGTCCACTCCAGTCCTTCCAGCCCCTGAGGGCTGGACTGATCAAGCTGCCTGCACCAATCGTCCCTATGAATGGTTTGAGACTCCAGATCAGATGCACCCCAGCGATGAGCCGGAGGTGAAGCTGCTGCTGATCAAGGGCCAGGCTGTGTGCTCATCCTGCCCAGTGAGAGAGCCGTGCTACAGCACGGCGTCTGAGGCCGAGCGTCACTACACAGTCAGGGGTGGACGTTGGCCCGAAGGTATCTCGAATGCCAAGAGGGGCCGACCCGTCAAGGGTGAGAGTCTGTACATCCCGGACTTTCCAGGCGAACCGGACATGTGCCCCAACGGACATGACAAGCAGATCACTGGCTACTACATCCAGGACCGGGAGCGCTGCTGGGTGTGCAGGATCGACCGCAGGGCCAACTACAAGAACAAGAAGGCCGAAGAGCGGAAGGCCGTAAAGGACGCTCAGGCAGCCGCTTGGCTGGCGCTGGACCAATGTGACCAGGGCCATGATTTGGGGCCCGCAGATGACCGTCCAAGCACCATCAACGGCTACTACTGCCCCGAGTGCAGGCGGATGCGGCACGCTGCCAAGATGCGTGAGCGCAGGGCTGCGGCGAAGACCGCCGCATGATACACCATCATCATGCTACAATGGAACATGATTCCTCTTCACCTCAGCTATTCAACCTACACAAGCTGGAGTTGCCGTAAGGCCTACGAGCTTGGTAAGATCGAGCTTGCACCGCCGAAACCGGCGGTGTACTTCGCTGGCGGTACGGCTGTACATGAGGCTTGCGAGGACCACGATCGTGGAGATCGTGTGATGGGCTCATGGGAGTCGTACTTTTACCCGGAGATATCCGCTGGAATGGAAGACCACGCGGGACTATACTGGGACACGAAGAAGTGGCTGATGGGTGGCCCCGACAATGCTCCGGACACACCGGAGACCTGGGCCACCATCGGTCCGCAGTGCATCGAGAACTGGATCAAGTTCACCAAGGATGAGTTTACCGTCCATGAGAATTCGATCGAGTACGATGCAACTGGCATCCTTCCTGGATGCCCGATCCCGATCAAGGGATTCATTGACCGCACTGGGATCCACAAGGATCACGGTGACATGATCATTGACATCAAGTCAGGTAAGAGCAAGCCGAAAGACTCGTTCCAGCTTGGCGTCTATAGGGCACTCATGCTTCAGAAACTTGGAGCGGCACCCACTAAGGGTGCCTACTTCATGGCGCGTGAGGGCAGGATCATCGGCAAGCCTGTTGACCTGACCGAGTACACACCTGAGAGGGTGGGCAAGATCTTCGGTGATCTGTACGCCGAGATGCAGGCAGCCGAGAAGGCTGCCGACTATCCTCCCAATCGCCAGTTCACATGTAAGTGGTGTACCCAGCAGGACAACTGCCTTGCCTACTCAGGCATGACAGCTCAGGCCAAGCACTACGACCCTGATTACAGGAATGGAAAGCCAGGTTACTGATGGCATACGGGTACAAGGCTTCAGTCACACTCTGGGTGGATGATGGACCCCTCAAGGATCCTGCCACCTATTTCGAGCAGGCTCTCTACTACGGAGAGAAGCACCAGGACTTCACGCTCTCCATTGATGGAGATGTCGTGCCAGTGGAGGATGAGTAATGAGTTTTGAAGCAGAGCTTCGCCTGCCAGGGGCGAAGCCGTACGAGTATATCAACCTGGTCATTCGTGGTGACGATGCTGCGAATTTCGACGCTGAACTCTCGAAGGTCAATACTGATCTGATCAGGAAGATCAACGAGATTCATCGGGCGGCTGCTGATATCGTCGCCTCTAGGGCGACGCACACAACCAGCATCGCCAACCCTGACCGAACCAGCATCAGCATCACTGAGGATGTTCCTCGTGCTGTCGCACCGACAGCCGAAGAGCTGATCACTACAGAGCTTGGTGGCAAGGTTATCGAAGCCACCGAGAACGTAAAGCCCTGGGAGCGGCCGAAGCCTACCCCAGTCGCAAGCCTGTTCGACAACTAACAACATCAAGGACTAGAATGAGCAACGAGATCAGCATCGGTGGCGGCGCATCCCTCCCCGCCCTCAAGTTCAACAAGGTTGGCGACACCCATGAGGGCGAGGTCACTGGCGTGAGCGAGGTCCAGGAGACCGACTTCGCCACCAAGCAGAAGAAGTTCTGGCACCCGACCAACGGGTCGGTTGTCCTCGGCGACAAGATCCCGCTGGAACAGCTCCACCTGTTCAAGCCCGTGATCCAGTGGGCCATCGAGCTGGACAATCGCGGCGTTGTGTGGGCCAAGGGCAACCTGCTCAAGGAGACCAAGGCAGCCATCAAGGCTGCTGGCGAGAACAGCATCCGAATCGGCAGTCGCTGGGCTGGGCGGCTGAGTGAGCTCAAGGACACCGGCAAGGGTCAGCCTGCCAAGCTTCACCAGGTGAAGTATGTCGCACCGCAGTCCTGAGAAGACCAAGATGGGCCCGTCCGCCACATGCGGACTGTGGTTTGCTGGTTTCCTGCTGGTCTGTTTGACGCTGCTGTTCGCAGTGATCGCAACATCGTAGGGAAGGCGGCCCTTCGGGGCCGCCCTTTCGAAGGGGAATATGAAGACACTGCGTAGATCCGTTGGTCGTGGGCTCGCAGCAGGCGAGCCTTTGCCTGACCCCTGGCCCATCTTCGGAATGAAGCGGGCTCACATTCGACGTGGTGCACTGACAATGGTGGCCGGTCCACCTGGTTCAATGAAAACCATCTGGACTTTGAACGCTGTCCAGAACATTCACGTGCCCACTCTTTACTTCTCCTCTGACTCTGATGACTTCACCATGGCCTCTCGCGTGCTTGCGATGCTGACAGGTGAGACCACTGAGACCACAGAGGAGTGGACGAAGACAAACGTTCTTCAGTCTCAGCGCATCCTTGCAGGTTTCGACCACGTCAGGTGGTCGTTCCACTCGGCTCCTACGCTTGACCACATGGAGCTGAAGGCTGACGCATACGCTGAGATCAATGGTGAGTACCCGCACCTTGTAGTCATTGACATCCTCATGGATGTGGATTTCGAGGGAGCCGGAGAGCAGAACTACTGGGCTCTTATGGCTGAGCTGAAGGTGCTCGCACGCAAGTGGATGAGTGCCATCCTTGTTGTCCATCACACCAGTGAGTCAGTGAAAGGGGAGCCATGCCCGCCTCGTTCTGCTATCATGGGAAAGGCGAACCAATTGCCTGCCCTAATCCTGACGCTGGACGGAAACTCTATTGCTGGGTACTTGAACGTAGCGATAGTGAAGAATCGGTTTGGCCCACAGGACCCAACTGGTCGTACTGCTTTCAGGATGAAGGCTATTCCCCAGTCATCCAAGATTGAGGAATGGATGGATGACTTGGCAGGCAAGACCTGGACCTCAACCGAAGGGATATCATGGGATCCGCCGCAAGCACTCTAGTCCTCAAGGAACCACCTGAGGACTGGGGACTGGAAGAGTACGACTCCTACATCAATCATCTTGTGAGCATGTACCGATACGTCGGACTGTTCATGAAGATGCAGGATGAAGGAAAGTTCAACGCTGCGGAAGAACTCCATGAGATCATCTGGACCTTCCGAGACGCGCGTCTGGAAAAGTTCCCGCAAGCCAAAGACAACTGGATGTTGGTGGATCTCTGATGGCTATCTCACATCACAAGACCGGACCGAAGTGTCCGCACTGCAAGTCCGAGTTCACTGAGTACGCCGAAGCGAAGAAGGCCGGATACCTTCTGGGCATCCGGGTGACCAAGCAGACTCCGACCAAGAAGCTCTTCTGTCACGATTGTGGGAAGTACAGTGGCTGAATCATACGAGGACCAGGCCAAGCGCTACCGCGAAGACTACTTCTTCCACTACGACAAGCGTTGCAGCTGCACCAACGAGGGCCGCTGCAAGATCTCCCAGGCTGACGCCAAGCGTCAGCTGCTTGCCATCAGTCGCAAGATGGTGAACGAGAAGGAGAAGCTTCGCTATGGCAAGTAAGCGAAGCGCAGAGAAGGATATCAAGAAGGCCCTCGGGTATCTTGATCAGCATCCTGCTAAGTGCGGCTGCCCGACAAGGGCAGACTGCGATGCAGTCCGCAGCATCCTCCAGAGGATCATCGTCCTCAACCAGGAGAGGCTGAAGCAGTATGATAAGTAGAGCCCAGATGTGGGCGAACCGTATCGCTGATCTCCTCATGGAAGCCAACGATGACGGCATGATGATCGAGATCGAGGATGTCTTCTCGGCTGACCGGTATGACCTGACGGTCTATGACATCGAGGCAGCCAAGCGCCCAGGCGAAAGGGATTTCTGGGTCATGGTGGAGCTGCCGTGAACAAGTCCAAGAACAAGGGCACGGCCGCAGAGACGGCCGTCGTCAAGTTCCTCCAGGCCAACGGTTTTCCTTTGGCGGAGCGGCGCACCCTCTCCGGATCCCAGGACAAGGGTGACATCAATGTCAGTCCTGATGTCGTGATCGAGGTCAAGGATCACCAGGCAATGGCCCTGTCGGTCTGGCTTGATGAAGCCATTGTCGAAGGTGAGAATGCCAGCAGCTGGGTTTCAGCTGTATGGCACAAGCGTCGCCGTAAGGGCGACGCTGCTAACTGGTATGTCACCATGGATGGAGCCTGCTTCATCGAGATCTTGGTGGCGCTGAAAGAAGCGGGAAGAATTAAGTGATCTGCCGTAACTGCGCAAAGGCCGCAGACAAAGGCAAGTACGGAGCGGATGCACACAAGTGCAACCAGGTCGGCTGCACCTGTCAGCATCGTTCTGCTGCCGCAGCCCGAGAGAAGAAGGGGTAGTCTGATGAGTTTCTTTTTCAACGGTGTTCGCTATGTGTTCACCTTCAGCTGGTTCCAGATCATCCACCACCACATCAACTTCCTGCACAAGTAAGGGATCACAATGAAGCAGCTCAAGGTCAAGATTAACGTCCTCAGCCAGACTCTTCTCATTCCCGTCGGGGATGGCTCCATGACTAACAGGCTGGTCACCGAATATGCCAGCGACAACTGCGATGCCACCTTCACCGAGTTGGCCGACTGGCTCAAGGAGGACATCGGCTACGAGCTGGAGTTCGAGGTCGAGGACATCGAGGTCATCGGATGAAGAAGCTCACGGTTGACTACGGCACGTATAACGTGTACGACTACACGTTCTTCATGGATGACGAAGAGTTCGCACTGTGGGACGCTGCTGGTCGGCCTAATGAATGGCTGTCCGAGTACCTCGAAGGTGGCGAAATCACCATCGACAGCATGGACATCGAGGACGTTGAGTAGGAATGGGGAGGGTGAAGACCCTCCCCGCTTCTCGATCATCCCAATCCTTCAGCACTACGGCGTCAACAGCCTCACTCCCAACCAGGGATGGAAGCCGATCAAGTGTCCGTTCCATCAGGAACGGTCAGCCTCAGCATCAGTCAACACTTCAGAGCAGCTGTTCAAGTGCCACACCGGTAGGTGTGGCATCTCTGGCAGGGCCGAACACATCCTCATGCAGCACGAAGGACTGATATATGAAGATGCCCTCGACAGAGCAGAGGAACTCTCTCGCGGAAGCAACCATGCTGTACATGGAGAACCTCGATCTCGCTCTTCCCTATCTAGAGAAGCGAGGCATCACGGAGGAAGCCGCAAGGCACGCCGCCCTGGGAGTCGTCGTGGATCCGGTGAAGGGTGACGAGCACCTCAAGGGTCGCCTCTCCATCCCGTATCTGACAGACTCAGGGCCGGTGGCCATGAGTTTCCGGTGCATCGAGGATCACGATTGCAAGTTCCTTGGTCATGGGAAGTACATGAAGGGCAAGGGTTCGGCTTCGTACTTGTACGGAGTCCAGTCCTACGAGGGCGCAGGAGGCCATATAAGCCTCTGCGAAGGGGAGCTTGACACTCTGGTACTCCAGATGCTTGGAGAGCCCGCTATGGGCGTCCCAGGGGCCGCCAACTGGCAGAAGCACTGGAAGGATATCCTCATGGATTTCTCCCACGTGTACATCTTCAGTGACGGTGACAATGACGGACGAGAGCTGGCCCATCGTGTTAAGATGGAGTGCGAATGGGCGATCGACATTCCCATGCCTGAGGGCATGGATGTCAACTCTGCCTATCTCGCATACGGCAAAGAGTTCCTCCTCTCTAAGGTGCGCTGACATGACTACTGTCTTCATCCTGGTCAACCAGTACCAGGTGCTGGACTCCGACGGTGACAACATGGAGATCCAGGCTGTCTCTCTGGACGAGAGCAAGATGCAGGACCGTCTTGACGAGATCGCAGAGCGCAACCGTGGGCACTGGTCCGAAGGGCACAGTGTCTACACCATCGAGAATGCCAACATGGAGTATGACTCCTACTACATCGAGAGCTACGAGGCAGAGTAAGTGACCACCAAGAAGGTCGTTCGGGAAGTTGTGTACAAGTCTTCTGGCGTGGAGATGACCTCCACCCTTGAACGCAAGTTCGAGTACAACCAGGAGCAGCACGGAAGTCTCTCTGACTTCCAGGAGGCTGTCGAGAACATGGCAGTCCAGTCCATCAGTGACATCTTTGATCGGAAGACTGTCGTCCTGACGGACAGCAACGGCAACTTCTTCGCCATCAAGGGCGAGAACATCAGGGCCGCATCCTCTCGCGTTGTCGATACCCTGAAGGTGTGAGCACCCATGCGAGTTCCCCAGTATACGGATCTTTACCTCAAGACAATGTGGAATGTCATCAAGGGCCGCAAGGCCCGAGGTGAGTCCATCAACAAGGACCAAGAGGCAGAGGTCCGAGCGGAGATGCTGAAGCGAGGCTTTCCTCTCTGATGTTCATTTCGCAGAAATCAACAACCGTCACTCACGGAGTGAGTGACTAGGATGCCTTTCCGTAGGAAGTCCGATTCCGAAGCCGTCTACATCCAGTTCGTAGACGGCTTCGAGGAGCTGAGCGACTTCAAGCTCATGCTGGCACGCGACCTGTACAAGGCAGCCAACGAGAAGATGTTCCCCAAGGAATACTATCTCGCGCTGAAGGAAGTACTTCGTCGCCGAGAAATCCCCTGGGACTCCTGATGGCAGCCAGTGGAATTCGAGTCAAGTTCATCCTGAGAGACGGTCGTTTCGCGACCGCCACCTACGAGAACGCCACTCCTGACATGGTCGCCGCTGAGATCCGTATCAGCCAGGCGATCAGAACTGACCAGGGAATGGTGCAGACCAACAACATTCAGAACTTCGAGGTGTTGACAGCATGAGTTATGGATGTGCTGAAGGACTCCCCTGTATCGTCTGCGATGGAGAAGGCATGGACGAGATCACCATGGCGGAGTGGGCGCAGATCGAGATGGACTTCGGCTGGACGAAGGATGACTTCGACGCCGAAGCCGAGCTTGAGGTTGAGGCGATGACCATGAGCCCTCAGGGCATCGAGGGCCAGACGTACGAGATGCCTGAGATCCTGGACGACCTGCCCAGTGGTGCGCTGATGAACCAGTTCGTCAACGCTGTAGAGTCGCCGGGGAAGCCCATGGTCTGGCTCATCAGGGGATACCGGGCGACTCTGGGTGAAGGCTGGAAGGGGTACCGCTCTGCGAAGGTGGCTCAGAGGTACATGCACTTCGCAAAGTCCTCACTTGATTCGATCACCATCTTCGATGACGGAACATGGAGCCACGGTATCCATGAGTGAGGAATGGGAGGGCAACTCCAAGTGCCCTCATCCTGCCACGTGGACTGACAGGGTCCACTGTGCTGAACCGTGTGGCGAGTCGCACATCAGGTGCACTCGCTGTCAGACTCCCATCTACGGATGCATCCTCTGGGGCAACAAGTAGCGCAGCTACTTGATGGTTGTCCCTTTCTGCGAAAGGAACTTGGCAACAAGTGAACAAGCGAATCCTCGGTGCCCTTGTGGGCACCGTATTCATGGCCAGTCTCGCTGGCTGCTCCTGGGACAAGAGCACAGAACCGTTCCAGGACGCGCCTCGCAATGGCACCAACAACGGTCCTGCCATGGTGGTGACCATGCCTGACGGTTTCAACAACGTGGCCACCAAGTGTGACCACGGCAACCGGGTCTACACGATCTACCATGGCAATGACCCTTACGGTTCTGTCGCTGTGGTTCCGTTCGATCCTACCTGTTCGGGGAACAAGTAAAACGCTGAGGTCAGGGTCATCATGAAGAAGATCATGGATCTGCGATGAAAGATCTGAATGACGAAACGTATAGCCAGGCTGTCGAGTTTGCACTCAGGGGATTCATGGCCAACATGGACTACGACATCCATAAGTCCATTGAGTGCAATGAAGACGACGGCAGTGATAGCTATCCCGCTCATGCCGTAAAGTTCATTGAGGACATGGACTACTTCCTGTCCAAGTAATGCAAAGAAGGCCCCCTCCTAATGGAGGGGGCTACCTTTGTTTATTTCACCTGCAGGAACGCGTTGACCTTCTGGTCAACGACTGGGATCTGCATCAGCCTGGTGACCAGAGCTGCTATCGCTACCACTGACGCGCCTACACCGACAGTCGTAGAAATTCCTAGCTTGCCCTCCAGTTCTGGCACAAACGGTGCCAGGCCTATCAGGGTCTGCAATGCGGTACGGACAGTCTTTGCCCATTCGATTTTCACCATGCTCCTACAGGTACGAGTCGATCTATTTCCTTGGCCGTCTCAAGGTCAATGGCACCACTGGTCTCCAGCCCGAACAGCTGCTGCATTCCCCGGATGTGCGCCCGTGTGAAGTCATCCATGAGGCCCGTCTCAGGACAGCGCAGAACGCGCTGAACATGCTTCACAGCTTCGATGTCGAAGTCACGAGTGGGATTGTGGACAATCGCACGATTGAACCACAGTGGCTTGGTGTCAGCTGGCTCTATCATCAGACTCCCATGTGTGTAGCTATGGCATCGATGCGAGTAGTGAGAGCGTCGACCTTGGCATGCAGTGCTGCAACCTCAGCCCTCTGGGTGACGAGACCCTCAAGGGTCTCGATCCTGATGGTTAGACTGCTGATGACGGCAGTCTTCTCAGTCTCCTGATGCTCAAGGTCAGTGATGCGCGACTGAAGGATCTGGTTGATAGCAGCGTAACCTTGCAGGGCGTTCAGACGCCCTGCCACTGCACCGACCAGAGCACCAGCAACACCAGAAACGATGGCAAACAGTGTGGCGTTGTCCATCAGTCCACCGGAACCGAGGTCGTAGGAGGAAGAGGAGGAACGCTGTCAGCGATGGTCCTCAGATCAAGCTTCACATATCCTCCATAGTTCTCCTTGTTCGGCCCAGGTGGTGCCATCATGACGAACTGGTAGTTGTCAACGATGACAAGGGTCGAGACGTTGTTGATCAGATCCTGGTAGTTGACAGTGTCCTGACGCTGACACATGGTCCTGATCAGGTTCAGTGTGTCGAGTGCGTAGGTGTCGTTACCGATCTGCTGGCCAGCCTTGTCCTGAAGATTATTCAGGAGCAGGAACCACTTGCTGATCATCCTCTGGCGCGTAACGCCAGGGAGTGCCTTGATCTGCCAGCCGTTCATCCTCGCGCCAGTGCTGAGAACCACCGAGTCACGATTCAGAATGAAACGCAGCTTGATCCAGTCCTGCTGACCCGGAGGAGTGGGAGTAGCCACGTCACCAGAACCGGGCTCAACGCTTGAATTGTAGGTGATGTAGTTGGTCTCGCCTCCGCCATCGTCAATCAGGGATACAGATAGAGAGCCCGCTAGTGCGGGCGTCCTGATCGAGAAGTACTTGAACAGCTTCGGCTCAAGGGTGTTGAACCTGCACCGTCCAGTAACCAGATAGCCAGTGCTGATCAGGTTGGTGGCATGCTCGATCCACAGCTGGCTCTGTACCGAGTTGCTGGGGATGACGCTGGTGTAGATGACTCGGCCGGTCTGTGAGACCGTAAGGTCGAACAGTGGATGAAGAGTGGTCGGGCTGTAGTTCCAGCGGCAGTAGGCATTGGTGGTGAAGCCAGTGACGTTGTCAGTGTTGACAGTGCCAAGGTCAATGGCGAATGTTCCCCATGCACCATCGTGCTGGGGAGTAGTGCTATACGTTCCCACGTAGGCCAGGGTGCCGGAGAAGGCAATGCCCTTGCAACCGTTGGTTGCACCTGGAGTCTTCGGGAAGCTGAAGATCAGAGGACCATAGGTGATCCCGCTGTTGCTTGCGGCAGCGACCCTGACGCCCTGATCGGATGCGATGATGATGTACGTTCCGACATAGAAGGCCATGTCGTTGATCTGCTCCCCGAAAGGGAGCACCGCGATCTGGATCATCCCGTTGATCGTGGTGGTGGGACTGGTGCTGTAGGTCGTCTTGTAGATGTAACCCTGGGCGCCATCATTGGCGCTGATGTACACAGCGTCAGGGCCAGCAGTCATGCTGGTGATGACCTGGCCCTGAGGGGCCACGGCTACCGGAGTGGGAAGGGCAGTACGTGCACCACTGGTGTTCAGCTGGTACAGGTTGTTGCCAGAGGCCAGCAGCAGCTGGCCCTTCATGAACCCAATCGTCTTCTGGTTGTGCAGGCCGTCACCAGCGTAGATATTGGTGGCCACGCCAGCCTCAGTCACAGACCAGACACCGTCATTGCCGGAAGCATTCTGATCCTGATAGACGAAGACGATGTTCCCGCCCTGCTGTCCTCCTCCGGTGTAGGCGATACCACCAGTGATACCGAAGTCCTGGCTGACTTCGGTCGCAAGAGCGACCGTTCGTGTGATAGCGATGTCAGACGTGCCAATGGTGGCTACATAGACACTGTGTCCTCTGGCGGCCCATAGGCCGTCAGCTCCGTTGACACTGGTGTATCCCTGAACGTAGGTGTTGTAGGAGAAAGATGAATCGAGAGTGGTAGGGAACACAGCGGACAGATTGGTTTCGCCAAGGAGGCTGATCTGACTGTAGTCGCTGAACGGGTCGATGCCGATGCTGGTGTCATACCTGGTGTTCTTCGTGAGAAGGTAGGTGTTCTGAGTGTCAGGATCCTGGTAGACAATACCAGCTCCACCATTGAATTCCGACTGAGACCTCAGCCACCACTGGCTGAGGCTGTACTCGCCAGGGTCCTTGTAGTTGTCAAACTGTGTCTTGCGCTGTTCGACTGGACTCTCAACATCTGGTCGCTGATCGGTGGTGGCCGACAGGAGTGGAACACCACCGATAGCGAAGTCGTACAGGTTGTCACTCAGCTGGTACTGGCCCGCCTGCTGGGCGGTCCTGCCCGAGATCTTCTGAGGAATCCGGTTGATCATGCCATGGAAACCCATAGGTCAACCTCCTAGAGAACGCGGGTGATGTTCATGTACGAGCCAGCAAGGACGCTACAGCCGGAGCCAAGGTTGGGCTCCCAGTTGAATGCGAAGGTTCCACCGGTGCTGACGACAACCGTTCCCTTGGTGGAGATGACAGTTCCAGCCGCAGGGGTAGCAGTGCTGAAGGTGCTCGAAGGTCCACCGCCAGAGGCGTAGGACACAAGAAGGTTGGTCGGTGTGGTCCCATCAGGACCCGAGGATCCGATGTTGATGACACCAACACCACCACCACCAGAAGCGAAGCCGACCTTGATGCCACCAGGCCCACTGCACATGGCCACGATGTCAATCGTGTAGCTGCCAATGCCAAGAGTGGTGGTGAGCGCACCGTCAGGGTTGAAGATGAGAGCGGTACGGGTCTCAGTGGCAGTCTTGATCTTCGAGATAGTGGAGCCGACGCCAGTATAACCGGCGGCATTGACCACACCAGCTGAGGTGACATTGAAGACCTTGACGGCATTCAGTGTTGCCTGGTACGAGTCAGCAGTGGCACCAGAAGGCAGAGCCACCAGGTTGCCCACAGTGGCAGCATTGGTGGTGGTGACGGTTATACCGTTAGTCGCAGCACCAGTGGTGCTGAGGGCTATACCAGTGCCGGTGTCGGTGTACGTGTGGGTTGAGCCACCAGCAGCACCGATGAAGAGACGGTCAGATCCACCATTGCGAAGCCGCAGCAGGCTGGAGCCAGAGGCTGGCACGCTGGGGTTCACGACGAAGAAGTCACTGACGCCCACCTCGGTAGAGGTGGCGTTGACGAGACCGGTCTTCGTGACATCGAAGATCAGAGTAGAGGCCGAGTTGAAGATGGCCAGGTTGTCAACAGTCTGACCGGAGACCTCGGTGATGGTCAGAGGGGAGACGCCGATAGGGTTGGTGGAACCAAGAGCCAGGCTCGGGATCCCACCGGTCAGGACTGGACTGACAAGAGTCTTGTTGGTCAGAGTCTGGGAGTCGGTCGTTCCGACGACCGCCGAACCAATGGCAATCCCATGGACGCCAGTGGATGCATTGACGTGAGCGTTGTCCTCGTTGAAGTCACGAGCAGAGCTGACATGGCGAACAGCTGCACCAACACCATGAGCAGCGGCAGACGTGCCGTCAACGGCACGCACAACGGTGAAGACAGAGCCAGCTACAGCAGTGACATCACACAGCTCTTCGATGCTGTCGCCATAGTCGAGAGCGATGGTGAACGGAGTCGAGACTGGATAGCCGATAGGAGTGCTGGCCAGTGGAATGGACGTAGTCGAACTGGTGATGTTCGACTGAAGTGAACTCGGCTGGGCAACCGAAGAGAAGAACCTACTCTGTGTCATTCTGTATCCTAACTGGTGAAGTACTGGTACTCGGGGTACAGGTCACGGTAGTAGTCCTGCTCTTCGTTCAAACGCCTCTGGTAAAGGTTCCAGAAGTAGTTGGCTGCATTGGTGGCAGCACCAGCAGGAACCAGTGGAGATCTTTCAGTGGACTCCACCGACTTCTGCTGAAGTCGTGCAGGCTCATAGGCTGCAAGGATGCGAGCCGTAGTGCCATAGACAACAACATCCACAGACCGCTCAAGGTAGCCGGTAGTGGTTGCGTAGTCGTCACTGTTGTTGACAAGGACATTCGGGGACTGTGTGTACACTACATGGATCGTACGTCCAGGGACGATGAAGTCCATGATCTGCAGCGACTTGCCAGTCGCTGAACCATCCACTGCGATCATAGAGGCCTGGGGATTGAACCGCCAGGTCTGGCTGGGAAACCAGACGCGGGAAGGTCCGATGGTGTCGGCGGTAATCCGGTAGATCTGCTCGACATTGGCAGGGATCGGGTACTCGTACCTTGCAGCTACCTTCTGGAACTCATAGCTGTTGAACACCGGCAGGCTCGGGTACATAGCCCTGATGGTGTTGTTGATCTCTTCCTTGATGCGAGACCGAGGGAAGTCAGGGTCAGCAATGACCAGGGTGTTGGTGGTGTGCGAAGCTGCCGTGGTGCCGAAGACTCCACGGCCGTTGGTACCGGCCGCAACCAGAGCCGTACCGGTCTGGATGTTGTAGCTGGTGATATAGAGAAGCTCGTCGTCAATCTCAGTGAGGCCACGAGAAAGAGAGTTCGTGGTGTTGAGGTCAACAGTGATGGTAGTGTCAGAGGCAGTGATAGGAGCAGTGAGCCAGGTGAACTGGTCCTGGTTCTTCGTGTATCCCATCAGGGTCTGCTTGACCCTGTCCACTATCTGCGCGTATGTAACTGCCACTGATCATCCTTTAGTAGGAGCCGACTGCGATAGCTGAAACGCCAGTAGCGCCATTGAAGTGAAGCTTCAGGTTGAAGCCTCCGGTGCCCGAAGCACCGGACTGGATCTCTATCGGAAGAGTGACAGAGTTGCTGTCGCTGGTACCGAGCAGGGAGAGAAGATTGACGGCCGGAGCCGCGACAGTCACCATGTCCACCCTGTCACCAGCGGTGAAGTACAGCGGGGATCCTTCGACTGTCACATAGGGAGAAGCAGTGGAGGCACCGCTGCCAACCACTCCCACCTCGGCGGCTGAGATGGTGAGAGTGCCCTTGAACTGCCGGTAGCCGTCAGGGATAGCCAGGAAGGTCTGACCATCGGTTGTCGCATATCCGGAAACGTCAGTCATCAGGCCACCCTTGTCGCGATGATAGTTGCACCGTAGATTGAACCGGCAGTACCAGCAGCCACAGTGGCGACCGTCAGAGCGACAGCACCATTCAGGGTAAACTGGAACGGACCGAAGTTGGAACTGGCAGAGCCAGTGCCATTGGCAAGCCTGGTCGTGGTGATGCTGTTGGACAGGGTCATGTTGCACTGGTCAATGGCGGCAACAGTGCCGCCAACATTGGTGGTCACGCGGACCTCGTAGAGACCGGCAGGGAGTAAACCCGAAGCCACAGTGGCGATGGTAGCAACGGCACCCGGAGAGGTGACAGGGGCAGCGTTGCTGTTGCCACTCGCAGCGTTGAAGGGGATGACAGTATCGACAGCTC